GGGACGGGGGATTACAACAAAGACAATCAGATGAAAGAAACCGGCTGGATTCCGTGGAGTGTCAGGATTAACGGCAATTATTACGATTACCGCTTATGGCCGGTGGCAATCCCGTTTGCGCTGATCGGAAGTATCCGCGATGCAGAACGCTACAAGAAATTAACTGAAAAAACCATATGGGACCGATTCGCTTATTCGTTGTTAAAAAGCGGGGACGTTACGTTTAATATGTCGTTCCTGTCGGGCTTGAGCCAAGTCGCAACCCTGTTTGCGCCAGGGTCGGCGGAAAGCTCGGGAAAGAAATTGCGCTCATACATGATACGTCTTGCCGGCACCGCAACTCCGACGATCCTGAAACAGATTGACCGCACTTTTGACGACAAAATCCATGACAATACCACAGTGGCGGAAGCGTTGATGCGAGAGGTGCCGATTGCGTCACACTTTGTTAAGCCGAAATTGAACCTGTTGGGAGAACCAATCAAACAGACCACTGGCCCGGTCAGTATCTTTTTCCGCAAAGAACGGCCGGATCCGGTATGGAAACTCATTGCGGACAAGGATGCGTTTATCAGCAAGCCGTCAATCTCAACCGAGATAGGTTACGGCAAGCAAAAACGGGTTATGACGGAAGAAGAGTATTATAATTATGTCAAGGAATCAGGAAAAATCATTCGTGAACACATCGATCGACGGTTGCCACAATTAGAAAGGATGGATAAGGAGCGAGCAGGGAAAGCTATTGACAGAATCACGGGGAATGCGAGAATCAGAATTAAAAACAAAATATGGAGAGAAAGTCATGCACGTTAAACCATTGCCGGGATACATGATCGTCAAGCTGGAAGCCCTGTATCAAGATACGGGCTTGATTAAGGTGCCTGAACGGTACAAGAAGGCTCCGCATTTGATTGGTCGAATCGTAGCGCTTTCCATGCGGATTAAGGATCATCGGGTCCTGGGCGTGGAACTGGCGGCCGGTATGCGGATTCTTGTCACGCCCCTGGGCGGCCGGGAAATGCCGGAAGATAATACGTATTTATACCCGATTACCATGAATCGCAAGGATGAGCGCGGCCGGAAATATCAGGACAGCGGAATTCTGGCGATCGTTCCCGATACGGTTGATCTGTCAGCGCATGCCCAGAACATACCGCGCTGCCAGTTCTGCGGGGAAGTCAAGTCGGGATCCAAACAGAACATGATCTTATGGCAGGGTGTTTGCCCGCGGTGCGGGAAAGACAAGCAGGGCGAAATTCCCGATAAGTCTGTAAAGGTGACGGATGTAGATGTTGCCCAGTTTGAGGAAACACAAGCGCGCGCATCTTGACGGGGACAAAACAAATGTCCCCGTCAATTGCAAACAGCGTTATATCCTAATGAATATAGCGAATTGCGATCCGCTTTCTAATCCGGCGGTCGCAGGTTCAAGTCCTGCCGGGGGTGCCACACGCTATCCGTTGTGGCAATAACTTCGTAACGGTCGAAACTACCGATGACCCATGCACCGGTTATTATCCCAACCGCGATTATTGTTGCCGCTGCAACCACCGTCTTACTCATGGCGAATCCCCCCCCTCCTTTTTTTTCTGTTTAACAATGTATAACAATACCTAATATTAGTCAATAACAATAAGGATAAAAATAATTGAAATTAGTTGTTGACTATTGTTTAACACTGTAGCACACTGATAACCATGAACAAAAAACAGGTTTTAATATTCACTGGTATCCGACTCCCTAAACCCACCAGAGACGATGCCGATAAACTAGCGAAACGGTACGGCAATCTTTCTCTTGTACTTACAGAGGCAATTCGCCTTGGGCTGGACGTTATCAAACACGCGGACATTTACAAGGACGGGCTTGTGCTCGGAAAGATTAAAGAGTTGAGGGGGAAATGAATTTACAAAAAGCGGCAATTGCGAGGGGCATGTTAAGCCCGGAGGAAGCAGGAGCCAGGCTAGGGATCAGTGGCAAGACCATCAAGGACCATGCTAAGCGAAAGGAAATTACAATGTACCGGTTCGGGTATCGTACCTACCGTTTCAAAGTGTCTGACGTGGATATATTTCTCGAAAAAATGAAGGTGTAATTCATAGAAGGGGGAAACTGTGAATGAGAAGGTTATCAATTCTACTGCTCTGCTGTTTGTTCTCCGTGCCCGGGCTGATCGGGAACGCGAATCCATCGATATCGAAGTCAAACGCATCCTCTGTGCTCCGCTCCGTGACCTGGACCGGGGTGGCGACGTGGTACAGCATGGAGTCAATTCTTGCGGATTACAAGATGAGGCACCAACCGCTGCCAAAGGACGGCATCTTTTTAACCGCGAGCGGGACGCGCTTTGCAGATTCCGCGATGATATGCGCGTTGCCTGCGGACCTGACGAAGGCGCTGAACATGAAGTTCGGGTGCGCTATCAAAATCACGAACTTAGCCAACGGTCGCACGGTAGTTGTGAAGTATCTGGACCGAGGCCCAGGGCGGAAAGCCAGGTCAAGGGGTGTTATAATTGACCTGCCACCTGCGGCGTTCGAGACGATTGGCGAATTGCGACAGGGGAGAATCAAGGTAAAGGTGGAGGAAATATGAAAGAATCTCACAAAAACGCATCGACTGGACTGCCGAATCAAAAAAACTTTGACTCGCTGGTGGTATGCAATAAATGCAATGTGCTGGTCGATGGGGATTACTGTCCGAAGTGTGGCCGAAAGGTGACGCGAGAATCAATAAATTCACGGTGCGAAAAAGACCTAGTGGATAAATTCCCCAAAACACGTATCGAGTTTTCCGGAATAAGCATAGCGCAAGCATTGGAAATAATGAGCAACGGCGATTGCGGAGATCGATAATGAGGGGGATAGAAATAAATGACCTGCCCGAGCGATATAGAAAGCAAGCCGCCCAGCAACTTGCTCCTACGATTCACGTTCCCGGCCCGGCTGCCAACGTGGAACCGGATAATAGAAATGCACTATCGGGACCGAAAGAAGCTCCGCGACTGCACGGACCAGTTGTTATTGTTTTGCGTGAATACCGGAACCGGCTTACCGATTACGGGGGAAGCTCCGAAAAATACATCGTTGATGCCATTGTTTCTGCAAAAATACTCACTGATGATAGTCTCGCGTTCGTCAGCAAAATCGAAAAGAAGCAGTTCAAAACTGAACGCGGTGAACCGGAAAAAACAATAGTAGAAATATGGGGCACATGATGAAGGTGTTTTCGTACTGTTTTACATTATTCTTTATAGCCTTATTTTTCGTAGCAATCTGGATCTTATGCACCCACTAAAAACCATTTCTTTATTGGAACTGTCCGGCATGTTACGCGATTGCCTTAAAAAATCGGATATCAAGCCGGCGCCGCATCCGGTCCTGAACGAGTTTGACCGGCGCGGCCTGAAAGTGACGTTCAAGTTTACGACCTACATCAACGGACGCGAGCTATTAACCAAGCCCGTCCAAAAGAAGGAGTGCAAATGTCCGAAAAAGTGAAAATAACAAGCCTCGAAATCGAGAACGTCAAGCGGGTCCAGGCAGTAAGCCTGACTGTTGCGGAGAATGGTTTAACTACTCTTGGCGGTGACAACTTCCAAGGCAAGTCGTCCTGCCTTGATACAATCATGTCCGTCCTGGGCGGGGAGAAATTCACGCCCAGCGATCCTGTCCATACCGGAGCCGATAAAGGTCATGGCGTCGTGGCGTTGTCGAACGGGATGACAGTATCGAGGACATATACCAAAAACGGTACATACCTTAAAGTGGATGCGCCGTCCAAATCCAACAAGACAGGGCAATCACTGATCAATGAATTTATCAGTGCCTTTGCCTTGGATCTGTCCACGTTCCTTACGGCCCCTGAAAAGAAAAAGGCCGAAATCGTGCTGAAAATTATCGGCGTGGACCTGGCCCCGTTTAACGAAAAGCTGGTTAAGTTGGAAGCTGATCGGTTAATCGCTGGCCGGCTGGAAATTAAGGCCAAGGGCCATGCCGAATCCATGCCGTATGACGAAGCCGCCGGCAACGAACTACTGTCACCCACCGACATAATGGAAGAATTGGAGAAAAAGGTTCAGATCAATGCCGGGAACCGCGAGCGCCGCGACAACGCCGAGAAATTAAATGACAAATCCGAAGCTCTGGCGTCTGTTTTGAAACAACGCGAAAAAAGAATGAAAGAAGTCGAGGCGGCGCTGGAAGAAGCAACGCAAGAATATAGGACAAAGCAAAATGAGTTTGCCGAAGCCAGCATTGAAGCCAGTCAAGCAGTGGCAAGTTTAACCCAACTAATTGACGCTGATACCACTGTGTTGAAACAGGAACTGGCCGATATTGACGATAAAAACGCACGAATTCGGATGAACTTCGAGCGCGAGAAGGCTTTTACGGAAGTCAAAGAGCATCATGGGGAATACCTGAGTATCCAGAGCCAGGTTGAATCTGTCAGAGACGAAAAACAAGCGCTCCTGAACGGGGCCAGTATGCCGCTGGAAGACCTAGAGGTTCAGAATGATGTCCTTACCTATAAGGGGCAGGCGTGGGACGGTATGAGCCATGCTGAACAACTCATGGTGACAACGGCTATCTGCCGAGCGGTCAATCCGAAAATGGGATTTGTCCTGATTGATAACTTGGAATCAATGGATATCAAAACCCTAGGGAAATTCGGGGCATGGCTGAAAGCTGAGGATCTTCAAGCCATCACTACCCGGGTCAGCCAAGGTGACGAATGTTCGGTAATTATCGAGGATGGGCTAATAGCAGAGAAGAAAGAGCAGAAGCAGATACAGTTCTAAACCAAATGGAGGCAGTAGCTCAAAGGTAGAGCACCGGGGCGCTAGGGACTCTCGCTAATGTGGCGTATTCAATCCTGGGTCGTGGATGTCGGGGGTTCGATTCCCCCCTGCCTCGTTCATAAACAAAAACAGAAAGGGACCAAAACATGCAACTCACAAGCGGCAAAGTTCACAAGGCGCAACGGGTCGTGATTTATGGACCGGAAGGGATTGGCAAGTCAACCTTGGCTAACCAGTTCCCAAAGGCGGTGTTTATTGACGCCGAGGGATCGACAAACTGGATGGACATTCAGAGGTTCACCTGCGGAACCTGGCAGGACATTCTTGATGCTGTCAAGCAACTCGGAACCAAAAACAACTCCGGCGGATTCAAGACCGTTGTAATTGACACAGCGGATTGGGCTGAACGGTTCTGCGTTACGCATATATGCCAAAACTCTAACAAGACCAGCATTGAAGATTTTGGATACGGCAAGGGGTACACCTTTATTGCCGAAGAATTCGGGCGGTTGCTTTCGTCACTCAATGACCTGATTGATTCCGGTATGCACGTTATTTTCATCGCCCATTGCACGGTGAAAAAAATGGAACTGCCGGACGAAGCTGGCTCGTTCGATCATTACGAACTGAAATGCTCCCGGCAGACCTCGCCGCTCTTGAAAGAATGGGCGGAAGCGGTCCTGTTCGTCAACTACAAGGTGACGGTGACGCAGGACGACAACAAACGGACCAAGGCGGTCGGTGGGCGCAAGAGAATCATCCATACCCAGCATACCGCGGCCTACGACGCGAAAAACCGCTGGGGCCTGCCGGACCAGATCCCGTTTGAGTTGCCGTTTGATTTCGGGGTATTCGCGAAGATCCTGGGCGAAAACGTGAGCAAGCCGGTTGTCGATAAACCCGCGGCTCCCGAATCGACCGGGCGCCCGGCGGTGGATAATATGCTCAAGACCGGCCAGGCGGTTGCTACGACTCCGGTTACGTCGGCACCTGCTCCCACGCATGGACCGGCTCCGACCGATGATATCCCCCGGCAACTGGGTGCGCTGATGGAGTTGTCCGGGGTGTTGGCGAGTGAGTTGGTGACGTATTGCGAAGGTAAAAACTTCATACCAAAGGAGGGGATGCTAAAAGACATCAAGCGCGTTGTTCTTGACCAGATGATCAAGGACGCGAATTGGACGAAAGTGGTCAACGCAATCAAAACGAATCGTAAATAAACCGTAAATAAAGACACACGGAGGAATCTATCATGGGAAATCTTGAACGCGATGCCGCAATGACGGACCCGGACGATAATTTTCAACCATTAAAAAAGGGGATATATCGTTTCGCGGTGAAGGGGAAACCGCTGGTTTGGGGTGAATCCAAAGGCGTCAAGACGCTGGGGGCGCCTATGGCGAAACTGGAATTGACCATTTACGACCCGGAAGACGTTGAATACAAGACCCCTATCGGGGTTGGATTTGACCGAATCATCCGGCACACATTAACCGAATACTGGGGTTGCCAGTTCTTCGTGTGTATCGGTGAACGCAAGCACGGTGAAACAATTACTCCGGCTTGGGATATGGTGCCGGGCGCTACGGGCCGGGCCGTGTTCTTCCCTGAGAATTTCGAGGGTAAGATCAGCATGAAGGTTGAGGCCTATCTTGACCCGCAAGAAGAAGCAGCACCCGAGAATTTCTAAACTCTCCTGAAAGCGTCGAAGGGTGAGGGGCTGTCGTCTTCCGGTCCCCCTGGGCGTTCCTCCCGCTCGCCGGGAACGGCAGACCTCACCTGACGCTTTGGATTACCTATGGAATTAAGAAACTACCAATCTGCCGCCTTTGCCGCTGTCAATGACAAGTGGAAAGAGTTTCGCAAGGTCTTGGTGTCAATGGCAACCGGCGTTGGCAAGACCATAGTATTTTCGCATATAGCTGCACAGCATAGTAACGCTGGGAAACGAGTGCTTATCCTGGCCCACCGTGACGAGTTGATCCGGCAGGCCCAGGACAAGCTCAAGAAAGCGGTTGGCCTGGATTGTGCGATCGAGAAGGCCGGTGAATCATCCTGCGTAGCTGATAGAATAGTTATCGGCAGCGTTCAAACGCTGATGCGTCAGCGCCGGTTGGAACAATGCGGAAACTTTAACACGATCATCGTGGATGAAGCCCATCATTGCCTTGCCGATTCGTACCAGCGCATTTTGAGCTGTTATCCTAACGCCCATGTCTGCGGGTTCACTGCCACGCCGGACCGGGGCGATCGGAAGAACCTGGGCAAGTATTTTGAGGCACTTGCCTATAAATACGAGCTACGCCAAGCGGTCAAGGAAGGTTGGCTTTGCCGGATCGTAGCAAAAACCCATCCACTTAAAATAGACGTAAGCAATGTGCGGGTGACGGCTGGTGATTTCAACGATAACGACCTGGGGAACGCTCTGGACCCGTACCTGCCGCGAATTGCTGATGCAATCCCGAAAGATCGCAAGACGCTTATATTCACGCCGCTTTGTGTTACGGCGCAAAAATTACAGACAATCCTTTGCAGCTCTGGCCGGCGGGCATATTACGCCAGCGGAGAAGACAGATCCCAAATAGGGGCATGGGAGAAGGACGGCGCCGGGTCCGTTATGCTGAACAGCCAGCTTTTGAACGAAGGCTACGACCTGCCGGATATTGATTGCGTGGTTGTTTTGCGATTGACCAAATCAAGGCCATTTTTCGCGCAGATGGCAGGACGTGGTACTCGTTTATCTCCCGGTAAGACAAGCTTGCTGCTCTTGGATTTTCTCTGGCAGACGGCCAGGCACGATCTTTGTCGCCCAGGCAGCTTGATAGCAGAATCGCCGGAGTTGGCGGACAAGATGCAGAAGCGGCAGGACCAAGCAAGCGGCGAAATGGACTTGGAACTGATTGAAGACCTTGCCAAGCGGGATGTGATCCGGGAACGCGAGGAATCCTTGGCGCGCGAATTGCGGGACCAGCGCCACAAGGAATCAAGATTGATTGATCCATTGGAATACGCGGTATGTGTGAAGGATGAAGATTTGGCGGATTACGAGCCGACCTTTTCCTGGGAGTCACAACCGACAACCTACGGACAGTTATCGTTATTGAAACGATTTGGGATCAATCCGGAGAAGGTAAAGACCAAGGGACATGCGAAGTGCTTACTTGACAGCATCTTGAATCGTAGCAAATCCAAAATGGCGACGCCCGGCCAGTCCAGGGTT